GATTATTCTGTTGCATCATCACCATGCTCGTACCAGAGGCACTGTAAATCCCACGCTTCGGATTTACAATCCCTCCTCCTGTACCTCCTGATGCCGGATCAACTCCAGTTCTTTCTTTAGCAATAGCCATGTGGAACTGGTCAGGTCCATCTGAATATCCAAGATCTGCGCCAGTTTTGATGTATTCAAGTTCGTCTTTTCTAGCAGGGATACCTACTCCTGGAAAGATGTCCAACACTGAGGAGAGCTTGCTTTCTGGATCAAATCTCCACGCTCCAAGCATAGCATAATTGCGGTTATTTGTTCTCCAGTTATTGTTATTGGAAACCTCCTTCTGTATCATATGAACCATTTCAGCAAAACCAGTGCCGAGGTAAGATTCATCATCGTAAGCTAGTTTCATGTCCTGATAAGGGACTAAATTTTTGGGGTAATTGTTAAACACAACAAACAGGATTTTCTCACTACGTTTGTGATATTTAGCAATGAAGGAATGCTTGGCCCCGCCCAAGTAAAAAGTGAAGTGAACTGTATAGATGTACCATCTTGCTGCTCCAGTGTCAATGCCAGCGGAGTCAAGTGAGAAAGCTTTGTTAATTTCACGCTCCATCTCCGTTTCTTGTACAGCATCAGGAGCTAAAAGCAAGTCATCAAGATCTTTTTGCTTGTAGTACGGACTCTTTGCCTTAAGGTCTTGAACTCCCCAGTAATCAAGAGAGTCAATGTGATAAAACAACTTCATGTTCTCTAGCTTCGGAACACTAGGATCAAAACCGAAACGATTCAAAGGTAAAAGTTCAGGGCGTGGACCATCAAAGCTAGTAAAAGGCTGAGACTTACTCTGTACTGGAGAGTCATCATTAAGCCCTCCGGCAACATACACACGTTCTACTTCAGTCTCATACTCATATGGAGTATGTATCACTCCAGTTCCATACTTAATCGCTGAGTGATTTGCTGACTGTGAAACTCTATAGTAGTCAAGTTCCTTTGGACTGTACGCCATGTCCATGAGGAAATTCTGCATCAGGTCTTTGAGTTCTTCGCCGTCCTTGGTTTCTAGGTCTCCACTCATCGTAGCAGACCACAGTGGATCGTACATCCAAATACCAGCCTGTACCCTAGCCAAAAGTTCATCTGAGCTAGTTCCAATAATCGGAATTACAAGATTCGCTGCCCCTGGCCACGGCCAATCTGCTGTTTCATTCTTAGGACGTGCCTTGTACAACCGCACATACTCTGGCAATTTCTCAGTTCTAAATGACATAAGCCGGCGATCTAAGTGAGCAACTTTGTCTTTGACAAAAAGACAAATCTCCTTATAATCATCTGGACCGATGAGTTCTGAGTTAACGAGTGTGGGTGGTTGGTAGGGCATTTAGAGAATTCCTGACTGTGGAGAAGAAACTGAAGTTGTATTAACTTGCGCTGAACCAAGAGGAACTGCAAATGCCGCTGGTATTGGCTTGTTAACAGTAGTAAGCTGCCCAGTTGTTTGTGACGTTGTGGGTATAACCTTTGGCATCACATCACTGAAGCTTTTGAAATCTGAGGCTAAGAGACTAAGAAACTTAAACAAAAACCTGTAGCCCTTAGCACTCGTTCCATCCGGCTCAGGCAAAGCTTGAACAGCGGCACTAAAAATTGTATTCGCTATCCAAAAAGCAAGAAGCCACTGTACTGGGACTGGAAAATTCATTTACTCGATCCCTCCTGCTTACCTTTGAGGTAATTGTTATGCCCATGCCTAAGCATTTCATTATACGAATACAATGGAACATCAGGAGATAAATCTAATGCTACACCCATCGCACCTGATGCCGGTATTGTAGGACATGCTGGCTGCCCTACTCCACCGCAAGGAAATAAAATTGGTTTTGGCATTTCACTCCTCCAAAGAATGCTGCGCTGGAATCTGATTAATGGGTCTTTGAAACTCGTGAAAAGTTGACAAACTCTGGAGTATAGTTAAGATCATTCCAATAGCAATAACTGCCAACCACATTCCTTGTTGTTTGGAAATATAATCCCTGGTTTCTTGAATAAAACCCTTTGTTCCATTTGAATAGAGATCATGTTTCACCAACTCCATATCATTCTCCACAGATGCTAATCTGGTTGTTATTGAGGGATTATTTACATCTTTTCCTTTGTACATGTCGGTGTAAATCTCATTCACCGCATTTGCTATTTCTTGAATATCCGGCATCTACAAGTCTCCCCGTTTAGCTCTGTCTTTTTCACTCTTTACTCCTTCAGCTAAACTTGACTTAGCTGTTAAAGTTAAAAGTTCCTTCCTAGCAATCTTTAACTCTTCTCTGAAAGCTATCAGATTACCGTCAACATTTTTAGAGACCTGAGAAAGTTTTACAAAAATTCCTGTCACTGCTGCGATGATAATTCCACTAAAAGAAGTAATGATTGAAACTGCCACCGCATCTGTCATACTATCCCCTAACTCGCAGCCGCGGCCATTCTTCTAACAAACTGTGCCCGTTGTTTTGCTATAATGTCGGTTATATTCTTCTGAGACCTAGTATCAAACTTCCAAATCTGTGGTCCATAGGATAAAACATCCAGCAAATCAATCAAACCTTTGCGTTGACCGAACATATCAACTTCTTCCATTAGCTCAGTGCAGTTGTTAGAATCAACCCAAAGTTCTTTTGCTTCTATTGTTGGAATAAAGTTGTTAATACGTTCCAACTTAGCGCCGGCATCGTTTGGTGTCTTCAACGGCAAGAAGTTTATAACTGCTAACTCAGGACGTGTATCCTTGTGGTCAGCTACAAACTCATTCAAATGATATAACAAATACTTCTGCGCTCCTACAGCTTCAACGTAGACTTTATTAAGCTTGTATTTGATGGCATAAAAAAACACCTTCTTTACAAACTCTTTAATGTCTACAGCCTTCGCCCATTGATCGAGCAAGTAAATTCGGCGAGGATACCGTAGAACTCCCGTCACCGCAATAGCATGACGGCATCGACCATTCTTTCCTACTGCTTGACCAAGATGTGAACCACCGTGGTTAGGATCTACCACCATGTAACGATCAAGACGTAAAGGAAACTCATCTTTTTCCACGTCGCCGTCAGCAACGTGATGCCGGATGACTGTACGATACTGCAACGGCGCTGGATTCATTACCTCGAAGAGTCTCTTATTGTACGGAAGCTCCTTCGGTATCGCAAGTGCGTTGTTGACTTTTTCATAGTTGAAGTACCTAAAGTCACTCTTGTTGATTTTAACTTTGCTAGGATCAATCGGGAAGTTGAGAAATTGGCAAGAGAAGTGATAGCTACCAAGTCTCCGCTTCCAACGCAAAAGTTTTTCTTTGGTAAATGCTTCAGGAAAGATAGGTTCTCCGAACGGGTGTAAGGAGCAACATCCTCCCAAAGCAGCGTGCGTAACCCACGAGAAGTAAGGTTCTTCTTTTCTGATGTGTGAATTGAGATCATCATGGCTCCAGCGATTTCCTACTACAATTTCGTCAAAATCTCTTCCCGGATTATTGGGGTCACTGTCAGTCGCACCCACCAGAATCTGATGGTAGTCGATGGTATCCGCCATAACAATAGGAGACTTACGCGCTTCTCTACCAACCAAGTCGTCTTGTATAACCAAGTTATAGTGCCTAGACTGGAGAGCTGCTCCGACACCGATGAAATCAAACGTTCCTTCTCCTTGACCTCTTCCTTCAGGTGTCCGGCGTTGATGTAGAGATTCATTAGTCCAAGTTTCTTTTTCTGTGGGTAGAATCTCTGGAAACAATTCACGGAGATTCTGCGTGTTCTGATAGTGGTTTGAAATCCTACTCCCTAGCTTGATGGCGTTTTTAATCGTTTCAGAGACGAGCAAAATTCTGACATCCTGACTGTGGCATCTTTGCATCCATTGGATAAATAAATCTGAGTAACCAACGTTGCAGAGGAAGTCTTCGTCGCATTTGCTGAAAGGCAACGCACGCCAGATAGGGAAGCATTCACTGTACACTGTAGACTTGAAATGATCACGAGGGATCTCGATTCCTTCTTTGAGTCCGTCTTTCATTACAGTCAGGCACATTTGATGATGCAAGTTCCGTGCCTTGTCAGGATTTTTGCTAAAGCGATTTTTTCCCAGACACCAGACAGAGAAAAAGTACAAGTCCATAAAACAGTTGGCTCTGTAAATGAGACGCTTCTCTGCCGGATCTTTTGTGAGGATTGCTGGTATGAGATTGTAACCCAGAATAGTAGAGCGAGGTACAAATGTGTTTCCAGTTTCTCCAACTTGCATGGAGTCTAAAACACGAAGTGTATCTCGTACCTTCTGCTCTACTTCTCTGGTGTTCATGCTAGGAAAGCTCCTTTTAGCTCGTAACTGCCGGCGCAGGGTTTTGAGCTTTCTGCAATGCTTGTGCCATCAAAGTAAGAACCTCTTCGTTCAATCCATTGATAATTGTTGCTGCTGGAATGAACAAAGGCTTCTTCTGACACTGTACAAGCAAAACCTCAGCGTTGGGGTCATAGTTGTAAGTAAACACAAACGACCCGTGAGTTACTGTGCCGACGTTGCTAGTAATCTCAACACCTGTATCAGTGTTGACTTTAGCCTTAAACTCAGCAAAAGCTTCTGGTGAGAAACCAGGAAAGCGTTGTAGTTGAAGAGCCATTAGAGCAATCCCCCTGTTTCAGTAGCGGTCTTTACTACGGCTGTATCTGTTGCGTTTGTCGTGCTAGTGCCCGCCGGTAACGTAGCTGTAGTTGTGCTTCCTGCTCCCAATGCATTCAAAAACGCTACCAACGCATTGTTTGCGTTTTGAATATCTATTGCCGTGGGTATAGGAAGTTTTTGTGTTTCAGCAAAAGCAAGAATTTGTGGTGTCAAAGCGTTCAATACAAGTGCTGATTTCTGTGCTCCACCAGTTCCACCAGCGGCTGCCGCAGTAGCAAGAGCTTGGGCTGTGTAGATTTCACGAAGCCAGTTGTTTGCAATACTAATCACTCCATCCAACGCCGGATCAACTGCTTCTACAACACCTTCAGCAGTTCCTACTACAGCCTGTCCCTTTGGTGATCCAAGCCAAATGAATACTTTCTTTACATCATTTCCTAGTGTTGAGAGCCAACTCATTGTAAAACCTCTTTTCCTCTCTATAACTCAAACTTCTGATTGGTTAAGGCAAAGTTCATAGTCAATAATCCACGCCCATTGCCAGCATTTGTGTGTAGGACGCCAAGGGAAGATGAATTCAGGCATCTTAATCATCCTCTCCTGTCTCGCTAGGAAGTGCAGCTAGATCTTCTTTTGCTAGTTCTGAAGCAGCTTCTTCCAACATATTCAATGCTTTTTGCTGCTCAACAGGAGACAAAGTCCTAGTGTTGGAGAATTCAGAATTAACCTTCACCGCTGCTAATACATCTCCGGCTGTCGGTGGCGCCACAGCTCTGATTGAATTAATCAAAGAACTCGATGCTGCATCAGCACGCTCAAAATCAAACATATCAACAGGCTTAATCTCTGTGCGTGACACCTTAGCAAAAGTACCTTCTCGATCCATCCACTCAAGAGCAATATCTGCTTTGAGTTTTCTATCCTGAATCGTAATCGCCGGTCGCTGGAGTTCATTAACAAGAGCCTGCCACGCCGCTGGCAAGTGTGCTGTAAGCATCTCCCTACGCTGTTGTTTAATGTCCTCTAGCTTCGATGTGTTATCCAGAATCAACCCATGTGTTACAGCCATTCTAGCAATCAAGTAGTCCGGCGACTTCATTATATGAGTCAGCCTATTGATGCTTATCACTAACATCGTCGCTATAGCATTACGAGGAATCTGTGCAGATTCCAGTCTCGCAATCATCTCTAAACGCTGGTTCTTCCTGAAACTTGTACCTTTTCCTGGTTTGTTTCCGAGCTTCCCTGTCCTAGCACCAACACTACCACCGTAGTGTAAATGAGTGAAGCTTTGTCCCGTCCCCTGTCCTTGCGCTGCTCCTGTTGCCATCTCTACACCTGCCTCCCTGAGCTTGTATCCTTATATATGGCAATATCCTCATCCTGCGGCGGAGCCGCCACTGTAACCCCTTTGAATCGTTGGAAGTGTGAGCGAAGCCTCTGCTCTAACTGGCTTGTACTCTTCACAGCATCTTTGTTTTCTGTAGCCTGAGCAATCATCCGACACCTCCCTTAGCCTTCAAGACTACTCTTTTTCTGCTCCCATGTCAATACTAAAGTGCCTCTTTTCTGTGCTTTCCAAGTATTTCTCGGCCCTAAAATACCCCGTATACCGCCCACGCCGGCGTCGCCTGTACAGAAGAATCTAGGTTCTTAGTTTAATCCTATACTCCTTTTTCTTTTGAATCTAGATTCTTAGCTATACTAAGAGTATCTATAGTTCCTACTACAGTCTCTAAGGTTGGAATTTTGTAAAAAATTAGTGGGAGTGTCCCCCCGGCAAATCTCGTGACCATCCGTTTTTTGAGGCGGATGGTCATTATAACAT